TTTGTGTTGTGTAATCTGGGGCGCGTATATGAAAGAGGCGTATATACTTGATGTTTATTATACTCAGCAAGGAATGGAAATAACAGAAAAAGAAACTGCGGGCAGATTTTTTGAATTTAAGGTAAACAAGGCGAGGATAGAAAGTAATAACGGCGGTTCAGGCTTCGCAAGAAACGTTATACGCATATTGCGGGAACAATTTTCAAGCAATCAGACCGTTGTAAAATGGTTCCATCAATCGAAAAATAAGAAAGCGAGAATCATTTCAAATTCCACATGGATAATGGAGCATGTATATTTTCCGCAGAACTGGAAAGACAAATGGCCGGATTATTACAGCGCAATGATAAAATATCAGCGCGACGGAGACAACCGTCACGACGACGCGCCCGACGCGACAACGGGGGTTGCGGAAACTATGTATTTGTTAGGAGCGTGAAAAGGTGGGTGTAATACAGAAATTGAGTGAGAATATAAAGCGGGGGCTGCGAAGCTGGCTAAACGTTATGCCCGCAAATCCCTACAGCATACAGATAAACGAGGTTATGGACTTTGAAGTAAACGCTATCCGTAACCGGATATGGTACAGAGGAGACGGAAACGAGCTTGAACAGCTTTACGGCAGCGTTTCAGAATATGCCGATAAATATAAATTTTGGGCGTCTAAATGCTCACGTGGAATGGAAATGCGTAAAATACATACAGGACTTCCGTCGTTGATTGTCAAAACGCTTGTTTCGGTTACTCTTTCAGATATGAACGACTTTGAGTTTAAAAAACCCGCGCATGGAGATATATGGAGCAATATCGAAAATGAAAACAGTTTCCGAAAAAATCTTGAAGCAAATTTAAGAGAGCTCCTTTTTATCGGCGACGGCGCTTTCAAGATTACAATGGATTCTGATATAAGCAAATATCCTATGCTTGAATGGTATCCGGGCGAAAGAATAGAGCTTGTATACAGACGCGGCCGACTTCATGAGGTCGTATTCAAAACGCTTTTCAGGGAACATAGACGAGAATATATACTTTGTGAGCGTTACGGCTTCGGTTACATAAAAAGCGAGCTCTGCTGTGATGGTAAGCCCGTTGATATGAGCGCAGTCTCAGCTCTTAGCGATCTTAAACCCGTTATTGCGTTTGATAGGTCGCAGATACTTGCAGTACCCTTTAAAATATTTGAAAGCGCAAAATATAAAAACAGAGGCGGAAGTATTTTCGACGGTAAGCTGGACAGCTTCGACGCCTTTGACGAGGTATGGTCGCAGTGGATGGACGCGCTGCGTGCCGGAAGGTCGAAAACCTATATACCGGAGGATATGATCCCGAAAAATGAGAATAACGGAACGCTGTTGAAACCAAACCCGTTTGACAACAGATTTATTCAGACCGCAAGCGCGTTTGCCGAGGACGGAAGACCGGGTATTGAAGTAAAGCAGCCCGACATTCCCCACGACAGCTATCTTGCAAGCTATGTAACCGCGCTTGATTTGTGCTTGCAGGGGATTATAAGCCCCTCGACATTAGGAATCGACGTAAAAAAGCTTGATAACGCAGAGGCGCAGAGAGAAAAAGAAAAGGCGACTCTTTATACAAGAAACGCTATAGTTGAAGCTATGCAGGAGCAGCTTCCTAAATTAGCGGCCGCCTGTATAAACGCGTATATTATGTCTCTGGGAAAAGCTCCGGAGGAAGTCGAAGTCAGTATTCCGTTCGGAGAATATGCTAACCCTTCGTTTGAATCTCAGGTTGAAACGGTATCAAAGGCCAAGCAGGGAGGTATTATGAGTATCGAGGCAAGCGTTGAGGAACTGTACGGGGACAGTAAGGACAAGCAATGGAAAGCGGAAGAGATACAAAGACTTAAGGAAGAGCAGGGCATAGCGCAGATTGACGAAACTCTGATTAATGACGATACGTTTGATTCTGAAACGATTGAACCGGAGGTATAAAAAATATGCCTGATTACGATATCAGCGAAGCTTTTGCCCGTATTGAGAATGAATTGATTTCGTCTATGTTCCGCAACTTTAAACGCCACCGCGCGGAAGAAACAAAGGAGGGCTATAACTGGGAAATGTGGCAGACCATTCAACTGAAGGTTATGGAAGAATACCGCCGGAAGAATAAAAAGAAATTTTCCAAGGAATTTGCTTCTCTTAATGCAAGAATAGATGAATTTATCAGACAGGAGAGAGCCGACGGATCGGCAAATCAGGAAATAAAAATACTGGAAGCTATTAAAAAGGGTTATAAGCCGAAACATATATTCAGCGGTCATGCTGAAACGTCAGCAGAATTCATAAAAATGAATACCCGTAAAATGGACGCTTTGATAAGGGCGACCGTTAACGACGCTGAACGCGCCGAGCATGCCGTGCTTCGTATGGCAAACGATCAGTATCGAAAGATCGTATTTAACGCTCAGGTTTATGCGGCAAGCGGGGCGGGAACATATGAAAAGGCTGTTGACATGGCGGCAAAGGATTTTCTAAGAGCCGGAATAAACTGTATTGAATACAAGAACGGAGCGAGACACGGCATTCGTGATTATATATCTATGTCGTTGTCAACCGCGGGCAAAAGGGCGTATTTGACCGGAGAAGGGGAAATGCGCAGGGAATGGGGCGAGAGCCTTGTTATTATGAATAAGCGCGGCAATCCGTGCCCTATGTGCGCTCCGTTTGTAGGCAAAGTACTTATCGACGATGTATGGAGCGGGGGCAGACCGGACGGAAAGCATATGCTTATGAGTACAGCTATAGCAAAGGGACTTTACCATCCGAGATGTAAGGACGGTCATACGACGTATTTTGAGGGTATTTCTGACGAGGGTAAACCTTATACAGAATCAGAACGGCGGGAGCTTATAGAACAGTACAATGCCGAACAGAAACGAAGGTATGCCGAAAATCAGTCGGAAAAGTTCAGAAGAATGTCCGAAAATTTTCTTGATGAAGACAATAGACGTGTGTACGGTAAAAAAGCTGACGAGTGGAAAAAAACGGCGGAAAATTATATTGACAATTCAAGTAGAAGTGGTATAATAAAGGCAAGTGAAAGAATTGAAATTCATCCCGATAAAATCAATAAATTTCTATTAAAACCAGGCGCAAAACATTCCAAGGAATTTTTTGATGTAGGATACAATGAGAATGATTATGAACGCCTTTTCAATGATATCACTTCGGAGTTTGATAATTCAAAAGTCTTAGATATAAAAAAGAATGAGGATGGAACAGAGGATTTCAGCACATTTATGTATCTCGGTGTTAATAATAAGAAAAGATTCCGAATTGTTTGGAGAAAAGATACTCCAGAAAGTAAACCACGGTTGATAACCGGTCATAGAGAGGATTGATATTATTGTTTAATTTATATGATAAAGTTATAATAAAATCGAAGAATCTCCCCGGTACAATAGTTGATATCGTAAAAACCGGAAGCAAAACAGTAATAACTGTTGAAAGTGACATCAAAGGAAAACGCAAAGACGGTTATGGAGGAGATTTTCCACTTTTTAATTGCAGTGAAGAAGATTTAAAGTTGTTATAGCCGCCTTGATAAGGCGGTTTAGTTATATCACAATTTAATACAAATCAGCGTATGCCTAAAGGTATGCGCTATTTTTATACCCAAAAATAAAATAACTGAAAGGATTATTACTATGTTAGTAGAAGTATCGAAAATCAACAAGCAGGAAGTAACTGTTGTAAGCAGTCTTGATGTAGCGGAGACGTTTGAGAAACGTCATGACGATGTGCTGAAATCTATTCGTAATCTTGGCTGTTCAGACAAATTCCGACTCCGCAATTTTGCGGAGTCGACATACATTAATGAGCAAGGTCGTAAACAGCCGTGCTATTACATGACAAAAAATGGATTCTCATTTTTGGTAATGGGCTACACAGGCAAAAAAGCTGACGCTTTTAAAGAGGCTTATATAAATCAGTTTGAAGTCATGGAAAATATTCTTAAGGGCAAGCTTATAGAACGAGAAAAGGGGATCGCAGTCAGGCAGTCGCTCACGAAAGCCTTGCAGCAGTCTACTGAAAACGAAAGAATGCACGGTCATGCGTATTCGACGTATACAAACTGCATTTACAAGGTTTTGTTCGGCATGAACGCCAATAAGCTGAGAGAGCATTACGGTATTCCCAAAAAAGATAATCTCCGCGATTGTTTTACAGCGGAACAGCTCAGAGATATAGAAAGCATGGAAATGCTCGTGTCGTCTTTGATTAATTGCGGCTGGGGTTACGACCGGATAAAAAGCTTCATAGAAGTAACGAATGTTAAGAAAATAGCTTGTTAAGCGTTTCGGCAATAGCCGGAGCGTTATTTTTATACCTATTTGGGGGTGATAGCATATGAAACGCAAGCTTATAGGCAGACAGTGAAAGGAGGCGATCCGCACATCTCGTCCGAAGCGTACGTCAACGCTCCGCGCCCCGAGCACGGCATAAAACTGCTTAAATATTTTTTGGAGGTGTTAAAATGCATGTAATCAAGAAGGCAAGGAGCATAACAGACGCGGAAATACAGTTTATTTCGCTTGTTGATAAAGCGGCTAATAAAAAGTCGTTCCTTATAACAAAGGAAAACGACGGACGCGCGTCCTTTTCAGCGTATGGAAAAATCATCAAAACGGATGAGGAAAACCATTATGTAACGGGGATCGTATACGAGCCTATGGTAGAGGATTCCCAGGGGGATTTTATGACCGAGGAGGAAATCCAGAAAGCGGCCGTGTGGTTTGCAAAAAACGGAAACGGTATTGATCTGCAACATAATTTTGAAAAATTTGAAAACGCCGTTGTAGTCGAAAGCATGGTCACTAAATCCGATTCAGCTATCGGTAATGAAAAGATAAAAAAAGGAACATGGCTTATGACAGTCGAAATATCCGATTCTGATGTTTGGTCATCCATAGAAAAGGGAGAAATCACAGGCTTTTCAATGGGCGGAAAGGGAGTGTATAGAGAGGAGGAAACGGAGCCGGAGCGCATAAGTAAATCAGAAGGTAGTAGTCTTATAAAAAAGCTAGCGAAGATGTTCGGCTTTGAGGTAGTAGAGAAGGGCGAAGTTGCAGAAAAATTCAAGCAAAGAGACGTATCAGAAGCATTCTGGGCTGCTTTTTATAGTTTGCAGGAAACGTTGTTTAAGCGCGATATAGCGACTGGAGAAATCAGAATTGAAACGGATTCTGATAAAATCAAGGAGAGCCTTGCAGATTTTGCCGAGATTGTAAAAGATATTCTTGAAAGCAATTCTGAAATAACAAAATCTGATATATTAAACGGCAATAATATTGAAAAACTTAAAAACATATACAAGAACACTTGCGGCCTGCTTATAAAAGCGGGGGAAATGGAGGAAAGTATGACAAAAGCAGAGGTAGAGGCTCTTATAAAGGAAGCTGTTAATAAGGCTAACAGCGGAAATAACAGCGATGGCGTTGACGATGAGACAAAGAAGTTTATTATTGAAACGGTAAAAAAATTGATTTCAGAACAAAAGAAAGAGGAACCCGTAACAAAAGAAGAAGTAACGGAAATGCTGGCAAAGGCTGTGGAGCCTATATATAAAGCGAGGGGCATTGCTACAAATCTAAATAACGAGCCGGCTCCAGTTGAAAAGGAAGACGATGTATTTTCAGGAATGTTTGTATAAGGAGGATTTTTTATGAATACTATTAAGAAGAGAGCTTTAACATCAATTGCAGTATGTTTTATGGCATGTTTAATGTTTTCAATGCCGGTATTAGCAGCTTCAAATTCATTTTCGAAGACCACTGTAAAGTTAAATGCGATAGATGGTGGGGTATCTCAAATAGCAAAAGTTTCTTCAGGAAGTGTTTTAGGAACCAATCCTAAAATCACTCAGGTGAAAGTATACTTAAATGTAGCAAGTGGTACAGATCCGTTTGACCTTTATATTGAGAGTCCAGAAGGAACAGTAGCAAGGTTGACACCTTCTACAAAGTCAGGGACATATTATGTAACCGATTTTGTGTGTGAAAATCCCAAAGGAGATTGGTATCTTCAAATTGAAAATTTAGGCAAAACCTATGATCCCAATAAACTATATCCTGCATCAACGGTAACGGCAACAATAACAGTCACATACAGTTACTGATTTAATATCAATAGGATGACATTCTCGCAAGTAAATAATGATTTGTTCATTTGCAACATGTTAAACACGATACTTTTTTAGAGGATAAAGGTTTTGGGTTTTACAAAAAAAGGCACCATTTACAAAGCCAATTGACCCTTGAATTGTTGTCAATTATAGTTGCATTATGTTTTAGCTTTTTTATGTTCATGTGTAGT